ATAAAAGACATAATGCTGTTTATTTGCTCGATATTAGTTGTTATTATTATATCAGTAAAATCAGCAGGTGCAAACGAAACAAAAGTATCAAAAGAGTATATTGAAACTGTTGTTGGTCATGTAATTAGAAATATAGATAACATGGATCATAAACAAGTAATGAGTGATGACCTGAATAGAATTGCTCATATGTATGCGATTGATATATTACTTACTTTTCAGAAACATTTACCTACGATATTAGAAGGTGCAATTGTTGACCTGAGATTAAAAGCAGATACACAATACAAGTGTTCAATACAAGGTGAATATAAAAACAAGGAGTGTTATGACAAATAGTCAAATTATTGAAACTATAGAATACGCTATCAAAGATATCAATAATGGTATGGAAGAAAGTGGTATTAAAGAACTAGAGGATTTAGTTGTAGAACTAAAGAAGAAAGACGATTGGCGTCATAATTATGATTGGAAGGATCCTAATGACTTTCCAGTAAAGGAGCAATAATGATAACAGAACTAACTTTTATTGATGAACTAAAGAGTATTAAGAAGTCTTTAGGTGTGGGTACAGATAATGCTACTTACAAATTAATTGATACTATCCAGAGAAAATGGGAGAAACAGGTACAAGATTTTGAGAGGGCAGTAGAACCTATAGAACATGAACCTATGTTAATTACTGGATTTGTAGAACAAAACGAGAACAAATACAGGCTTGACAATTAAGTCGTTTTATGATAGGATATAGACAATAGATGGCATTATTATATACTAAAAATACTTCTGGTGCTATAAGAAGATTAAGACGTAGAAAACCTACTAAAGAATATTTAGAAGCATTAAGAAAACATATCAAGTATTTGAAAAGACTAGGTCTACAAGTAAATGATAAAGGTAGAATTATTATGAGACAAAAACCACAGTACACAACTGTTACATATAAAGAGATATCAGACCACCCTACAAAAAGATTAGACGCCAAGTATTGGTTGTCTAAAAAGTTTTCTGGCGGTACTAAACCTGTTGACAACTGGCGTTTAGAAGAAAGTAAAAAGTTTACTATTGCACCTGCTTACAACAAAGGTGCTTATCAAGTAATAACAAAAGCGAATGTCAAAGACATTGGTAAATAACAAACGAGGAGAAAATATGACTACAAGAAAAGAAAAAATAGCAAACAACGATTTATCTATGGAAGGTATCATAGAAGAATTTAATACTTACGATAACCCTTTAGATAAGGCAAAGTTTTTAAGAGAAATGGGTCAGTTAAATCTGCCTTATGATGTCAAGTGGGAAAGACTTGCTCAAGGTTATGATGGTACGAAACCTTTTCCTGTTATTAAGAAAGTTGATTTAGGTGACGAAGATATATTAAGTGATAGATTTGATCCTGTTGGCGAAACTGAAGGTCACGGTGACCCATTAACGAAACAGGAACTGGATGCGTTACTTTAATATTTTAATTTTAATTATGTTAACTAATTGTACAAGTGTTGGTATGAATGATAGAACAGTACACGCTGGATTATTTGTAGACCAGTTAAACAATATGCCTATGGGTAAAACAAAATATTTACTATGGCATAATAGTGCAACAGGTAATACAGGTGATATTAAGATTGTACATAGTTATATTGAAAAGTCAGGTGCTAAATGTGTTGACTATCAATCAACTGTAAATATACAAGACGGCTGGCCGTTCAATGGTATTGGTAGTTTAGATAGAAGTACAGAATTTGGTAAAGCGTGTCAAATGCCCGATGGTAGATGGCGAGTAGTAGAAAGAGTAATGTAATGACAGTTTATTCTTCACATGATTGGCGTAAGCATACAGATGACGCTAGAGTTGTAGATGATAAAAATATGACATATGCAAAAGTAAATGATTGTAGGGTGTTATTTAAAAACCCTAAAACATTAAAGGAAGAACAAGTTGATGTGTCCAGATTAATTAGAGTATTTGTAAACAATATTGAAAGTCATAAAAGGAGTGTTAAGTAATGTTTAGAGAACCTAATTATAATTTAATATTTTTTATTGTATTAATCTTTTCAATATTGATTTGGTCTAATGCAATAGGTGATGAGACACCAAAGTTTACAAAAAGCAATTGTGTTATAGAAGTTATCTATGATGAAAACATGGAAAACGAAGTCAGTAGAAAAATGATATGTAGAGACGGTGTTATAGGTCCTACTTACTGGCAACTATTCGCTCAATTCTATTATGGTCAGGACAATGTGCCGCCTTACTGTAGAAGAATTGAAGGCGGTCTAATACCTGATAAGGTATGTTTAACTAACGAAGGCACGTGGGAGAAACAATGATTAAATTAATTTTTGGTATGATAATAGGTGGTATTATTGTCTACCATAATCCAGATGTTGGTTATGACATTTGGCACAACTCAATAGAGTATATAAGAGAGGTAATAAAATAATGATTAAAAAATATATAATGTTAATCTTATTAACAGTATTAGTATCAGCATGTGCTAAAACTGTAAAGATAGACCATGAAGGTCAAACAAAGTCTGGCATGCTAGAAGAAGTACCTAAATGGTTCGTAGAAAAAGAAGGTAAAAAAGGTTTCTTAAATAAGAAAGATAAATTTTATCTTTACGGTGTAGGTGTATCTACAAGTCCAGATTTACAACTAGCAATGGACAAAGCAACTATGATTGCTAAGGCAGACTTAGCAGATGTAATGCATGGCGAAATGAATAAGAATGCTAATGTGTTTATACAAGAGATAGGTGCTGAGGGTAATAAAGTAATTAACTCAAAAGCAGAGTCCACTATTGTAAACTTAATTAAGCAAACTAAAGTACAAGGTTATGAGCAATGGAAGATTGCTGTATCTATAACAAGTGATAATGAGTATAGAGTGTATATGGGTCTTCAATTACCTTTAGGAGAACTTAATAAACTTGCAGAATTAATCAAAGAAGAAGCAGCAAATCAAATCGTTATAAATAGTGATGTAGCAAGCAAAGCGGATGAAGCGATTGATAGCTTGACTAATATTGCAACGGAGTAAACAATGTATAAAGTATTTTCAAAGGACAATTGTGTTTATTGTACAAAGGCAAAAACTTTGCTCAATAATCTGAACCTGCCCTATGAAGAACATAAACTTAGTGCCTCTTTTACACCAGACAAAATGTTTGAAATGATAGGCAAACAAGTACGTTCCATGCCTCAAATAATGCATGGTGACAAACTCATAGGTGGTTATACAGATTTACGAGAACACTTAATAAATGAGGGTAAAATCAATTTTCAAGGTGAAACCAAGGAATAAAGATTGGTGTACCAACCCAGGACGGACATAACCAAAGAGAGTGATAGTATATGACAGCGAAAATATTAGCGTTTCCAACAGGTAAACATATTCCTGGTCTTACAAAAGAGCAGAAAGAACCTATTGAGAAAAAGATTGCTAGAGAACAAACAAAGAAATATGCTAACGCAGTTGCTGATGATATTGTGATAGGTCTTCTTACACAATTACAGCAAGAGGGTTTAGGTATAGGTAAATCTGATGCTAAACTAGGTAACAAAACGTTCCTAGATTTAGGCATATTTATGGAAGCATTTAAAGGTTTGTTGTATAGAGAACTAGACTTAGAGCACCCTTTTCATAATGTTACTGACAAAATGATGTTTAAACAAAAAGATGATAAGACAGGTCGTACTTATTCTGTTATTGACTATCAAGGTAAAAAAATAGTTGATAAAGAAGACGAAGATGAAATTGAGTTTGAAGGAGAAAACTTAGATAATGATACTGATAGATTACAGCCAGATAGCGATAAGTAATATCGCTGTACAATTAGCAATGAGTAAAGACAAGATGACCTTGTCTATTCCTATTGTACGTCATATGATACTAAACTCTATAAAGGGTTATGTACATAAATTTAAACATGAATATCCAGGCGATATAGTTATTGCAGTAGATGGTCCTAGTCCTTGGCGTAGAGACATATTTCCACATTACAAAGCAAAACGTAGGGAAGGGCGAGACGAATCCAAAACTGATTGGGAAAGTGTATTTGGTCTTTTACATACTATCAAAGAAGAAATAAGAGATAACTTTCCATATAAAGTTGTACAATTAGATAATGTAGAAGCAGATGATATTATTGCCGTCATAATTAAGAAAGCAAAACATAAATGGTTTAATGAGAAGTTTTTAATTATATCAGGCGACAAAGACTTTCAACAACTACAAAAATATCCTAACGTAAAACAGTATAGTCCTATACAAAAGAAATTTATTGAAACAAGTAATCCACAAGAATATACATTTGAACATATCTTACGAGGTGATACCTCTGATGGTATACCTAACTTCTTGTCACCAGACGATACCTTTATAAACAAGATAAAACAAAAACCAATACTGAAAAAGAAATTAAATTATTGGATTGACACTTTAATGAAAGGTGAAGATCCTAAAACATTTTGTAACGAATATCATTATAGAAATTATCAACGTAACCAGAGACTAATAGACTTCGACTATATTCCAGACGATATGGAAGAAGACATATACAGCACATATAAAAAAGTTAAGGCAAATAGTAAAACAAAAATATTGCCTTATTTAATTAACAATGACTTGAAAGAGTTGATAGGTAAAATAGAGGAATTTTAGTGAGCAGAAATATACATCAGGACAGTATGTGGTGTACACCTATATGGTCATTAGTCATAGATGATATGAACAATGATGAACTGGCAGATTACATGTTATTTGAAAAGACAAAGTTACCATCAGAGGTGAAATCAAATAGAGGTGGTTGGCAAAGTAAACTACAGAAACCAGAAGGTATCTATCAACGTTTAGTAAATGAAATAACCTCATTAACACAAAATTTACCTTTAAATGTAAAAGAAGTAACTATAGAACAAATGTGGTTTAATATAAATCAACAAAATGATTATAACTTAATTCACAATCATGGTGGTCGTTATCACCTATCAGGTACTTATTATGTACGAGTACCAGAAAATAGTGGTCGTCTTGTTTTTAGAGATCCACGTCCTGGACAACTACTAAATAACTTTATGATGGAACGTTTTGATGGTAATGAAATATATCATAAAAATATACACGAAGGATTATTGATGATTTGGCCTTCTTATGTAGACCATTTTGTAGAACCAAATCAAACAAACAATGAAAGAATATCAATTAGTTTTGATATCACAGCTAAATAAGGAGATTAATATGGCAACACCTATGTATCAGTTATCATACCACGAGATACTTACTAAGGTCAATAATAAAAAAGACAAAAAAGGTAAAATAGAAGTATTACAAAAATATGATACTAAAGAATTGAGAATGTTAATGAAGTTAGCATTTGACCCTAAATTAAAATGGTTAGTACCAGAGAGTACACCACCATACAAAATAAATGAAGCACCACTTGGCACAACAGACCATGTATGGTTGAAAAGTGAAATCAATAGGGTATTTCATTTCTTAGAAGGCGGCAATCCACAACTAACTCAAATAAAAAGAGAGAATATGTTTATACAAATGTTAGAAGCATTGTCCGCTGAAGAAGCAACATTATTACTACAGAC